CCAAAGACATCAGGGATGAAGTTATTGATGCGAACTCAGGGTTATTCAATTAACATGAGTTTCGTAGAGTCTGATCCATTCGTGGAGCAGGCTATGGTTGAGCTCTTTGGAGGTGTACCCCCGGAGTTGGACGGCTATACTAGAAGCGGTGCTACTCTGCAAGGGCTTTACGATGGTATCGCAAGGTATGATCGTGAGCGAAAGGGTATTCCGACAGGAGATCCTGACTTTACGATGGCTGTGAACATCGCGCGCGCTGCCTTTGACCCTGGCTTAAAGGTTAAACCTTTGTCAATTGATGAGGTAACACTGAGGTCGAACACGTCAGCAGGTTGGACCTGGCTTGGTCGTACCAAGGGCGAGGTGGATCATGAGATCCGTCAAGAAGCGAAGAAACTCTCACGTTTGGCGAAGCGTGGGCGTTTATCCAAGGCAGCCCTGCCACCATGCGTTACGTTCGTTCGGACACAACTCGCTACAGTCGATAATCCGAAAGTGCGTCCCGTGTGGGGGGTGCCTGCCGAAATCGTAGCTTGGGAGGAGCAATTCATCGAGGCATTGGAGAACGTGTACGATGAACGAGACATTCCCATTCCCTGGGGCGGGAAGGCTATGAAGGCGCTGCCAATCCTTATCGACAACATGTTCCTTAAGGGAGACGCTGTTGGTACTGATTGGTCCGGTTACGACTCGAGCGTCGGAGCGGATTACATCCGGCTGGGGTATTCGATTTTCAAGTCTTACTTGGATCTAACTCCAGAGCAAGAGAGGGAGTACGAAAAGATAGTGGATTATGCAATTGCAACGCCGATCGTCATGCCTAATGGCTATGTATACCTGAAATTTGGAGGTATTGCCAGCGGTATGCCGTCAACGCAATTACTAGGCTCTCTTCTCAACTACATTTTTCAGATAACTCTACAGCTGAAAGTGTTTAAGGCGTACTTTAAAACTATGGTTTTGGGAGATGATTCCGCGTACTCAGTTCCCCGGGGTACAAAGGTTGATCTCGAAGTCATGGCTAAGACCGCCGATGCGTTGTTCGGTCTCACTCTGAATGTGAAGAAGAGTATAGTAGCTACACGCGCAGAAGACTTCGTATTCTTAGGCCATGGAAGCCAAGCCGGCAAAATGGACCGCGAGGAGGTGCATCTGCTACGATTAGCATTATATCCCGAAAGGGAAGTGCGGGGACCAGGGCATGCTACTGCACGCATCGAAGGATTACTTATTGATTCCGGCTTTAAAAGTGGGGCGTTGTTCAACCTATACGTCTACTTAGTCAATAAGTATAAAGGAGTGGCACCAATTGACGAGCGATTACTCACTGTCGTGTATGGATTAGAC